AATCTAAACGATTATTAGCTTGTTGGTAAGTTTCCATTACCAAACACGGCTCTAGGGTCAGACCAGCCGAAGCTGTATCTTTCTCTAGCTTTAAATCTTACGTTCCCTGTATCGAAGTCGCCTTCCATAGCAGTTTTGATAGGTGATCTAACGAAATGTTTAAATCCGTTAGGCGTATCAGTAAGAATAAAGAATGAATCAGTGTCAGATAAGAAGTTATTAACTCTATATCCTTCAGGAATCATTCCCATGTTTACAATCGCATTGATGTCATTGTCAGCTGTGCCAACTCTTTGAGGTGATCTCATCAGTCTTTCAGCAGTGAATTGTAATTCTTTTGGAATTATCATTTTTCTGCCAGAAAGAGCAACTTTTAAACCTCTTTCGTCAACAAAACCCGCAATGTCAATCAAAGATTGTTCAAGCGATGTTTCATTCAAATCAGCAGCAGTTGCAAGAACGTTTGAGAAAGTACCACCTGTTGCTAATGGGTGAGCGTTTCCGATTAGGGATTCACCGTCTCCACCAGTTACAGTTGTTATTTGCGCATTGTTTAAAACAGCAGCCGCTTTGACTTGTTTTGTGTTAGACATAGATCTTGCAAGTGCTCTAGTGTATCTAGCTGCAAGTCTGTCGTACAGATTGTCCTCAATAGCTTCTTCTGTAATAGAGAATGCTAATGCGATTGTATCGTGTGTGTATCTAGCTGTAAAAGTCTCTTGAGCTTGATCGAACACTACTCCAGCACCCTCTTGTTTAACCGGTGCTGAACCGAAACCGCTTAACATTACTTCTTCTTCAAAAGCTCTGTCAGACGCCTCAGCTGGGAAAATTTCCGCATGCTGATTTTCGTATCTGTTGTATTCCAGGCCGAATAGTGCATTCAAACCTGGCTCTAGTTCTTTAACTAGTTGTGATCTTGATATAGCCATATTTATATACTCCTATTATATACCTGTGCCACTTCTGTAGAAGTGATTGTTGATTCTAACTAAAATATTCGCGTTAGCTGAACTAGTGTCTGAGTTATCAGGATCTTGGCAAATATCTATCGCTTGCACGACATATGTTGCTGTAGTTCCTGAAACACTTACATCTAATTGCTGCTCCGAATTTCCAGTTGTTGTATTTCCACTAACTGCCGTAACAGAGTAGTTTTGAAACAGATCCGCTCTTGCGAACGTTGCATCAGCATCAACTAGAAATACTGCGTCAGGGTCGTCAACAACAAATGCTGTAATATCAGCTGCTGCAACTCCACCTGGGTAGTAGTTCTTGAAGGTCGGCTTTTGCGTAGTAGGATCTGTATAAAACACTCCGTTAAAAACACCCACAACAGCTGTTGAAGTATTACCCGGGTATCTTTCAATATTTCCTCCAGTAACTGGAATTACCATGTCACCTTGAAATATTGCAGTTCCGTAGTTACTTGCAATAGTGTATCTGTTCTGAGCTCCAACTAATGGTGTACCGTCTAGTTTTCTGTAAGGTCTAAGACCGAACTTTTCTACTTGGTTTGACATTATGTTTTTCTCCTATTATGTTTATTTATATTAGCCGCCTTAGGTAGTTATCGTTAAGAAATTATTTCTTAGAATTACCGCCAAAGGTCACTCGAGATTGCCTTTCAATATTGATTGGCATCCCTGGTTGCTGTTCCTTCATAAGATCATTGTCTACAGCGTGTATTTGGTCTTGAGTAATTTTATGAAAATACTCAGCGCGCGACTTTAAAATCTCTTCCGGTATCCTTGCCAACACAAGGCCTCCAATTCCTATGCATCCATCGTATTGACCTGACTTAATTACAGGAAATAGCCCTAAGCTCGGGTTTGAAAGAATCTCATCTGCTCTTACAAATTCCCAACCTTCTCTAAGTTTTTTAGTTACGTTAGCCGTATCCTCAAACCCAGCCACAAATGTTCTTATCCATCTATGTGCGTATCCCTGCGGTGCAGGCGGTGCATCCAAACTGGACGGTGGAGCCCAAGCAGTTTTTTTCATAGTTTCTTTTCTGCTTTCTGACTCGCGTGAGGTTCTTTTTATAGTATTATCCATTTGCATTCTCCTTCACGTATTTTGCGTATTCCTCTAGTGGCACCCCTAATTTTTTAGCGATAGCTATTTGTGAACGAGTGAGTTTCACTGATCGGCGTCCGTTTTGGTTTCGTTGAGCAGAGGCCACAGTCTGGACGATTTTCTTTGGCTCCTGACGACTAAATTTATGAGGGAAATTATCCTTCATCGTTTTGTCAATTTCATTATAATACTCCTGACTCTCTACGTCAAACCCCTGGTCTAAAAGATCTTGGTGAATTTGAAAGGCAGCACTTGTCATAATTCTATCTGACCCAAACCATTCATTTTTATCGGCCCATTTTTGAGCATTTCTAGAAGGTTCTGGATAAGTAGGATTCTGAGGAGGTTGAGTATGTTGTTGAGAAACTTGTGTTTTTCTATTTGCTTCTCTTTCCTCTTCTTCAGCTGCAGTCATTTTAGCTTTTTCTGCTTCAATAGCTAACTTAGCCATTAAAGAATTTGCATCAGCTATTTTATCTGCATCTTGTTCATTAATTGCATCTTTTAAAGATTGTCTTGCTTTTTCCTGCTCTGCAACTACTCTAGCTGAGTATTGTTCAACATAACTCTTACTAGTTTTATTATATTTAGTTTCCGAATCATCTAATTTAGATTGAATAGATTTAGCATATTCTAAAGCTGCTCTTTCTCTTCTTTCAGATTCTCTAATTTTAAAAGTTAGTTTATCAATTCTTTTTCTTACTTTTTCGGATACATCTGATAAGTCGTCAACTTTTTTTTCTTCTTTTTCTTCAACTGAAATACCTTCGATTCCTGGTGCTTTAGGTTCTGTATATCCTAAATCAACTTCTTCTCTAGGGGATTCATCTTCATTCGATTCAACTTCTTTTTCTTCAACTTGAATCGTTTGTTCTTCGATACCATCGGTATCTAGTTCAACCTCTTTGGAGGTATCATTATCTTTTTGATAATCACTTTTTTCTAACATTATTAGCTCCTGTTTTTGCGTATGTATTAATATTGATGATTTATATCCTCTGGATCTTTAATCTTAGCAATAATTTCATCATCATTTAGAAGACGAACTTCTCCGCCATCTATCTTAAATCTAGAACCTGCATATCTTCCAAAAATTACCCAGTCACCTTTTTCACACCAAGGTCCCTCTGGAAATTTTGTTTTATCTTTGTAGGCTAGATCTCCAACTTTCAATACGTATGCACATACGGTTGTCATCTGTATTGTTTCAGAAGTTGCTTCTGTTAATAAAATACCACCTTTAGTTTTTTTAGGTCCCGCATAAGGCAGTACCAAAAGTCTCCAACCCGTTGGGGTAGGAAGTTTTTCTAAAAGATTGATATTTTTAGATACTGAATTAGCATCTAATCTTGTTTCTTGGATTTCTTCTTTTGTCTTATAAGCATCAAGTAATGCTTCTTTAACCTTCGGGGTCTCTCCCGAAGTTGTTAAGTTCGCCGTCATTTAGTCGCTCCTGTTTAAGCTGCAGGTCTTTAAGATCCTGAAGCAAAGACTCTAGGCCTTTGATTTGCCCTCTAATATAGTGAAGTTGCTCTAGATTGTCAACCTGGTGCACTATAGTGTTCTTTAGCGATTCAATTCTTTTCTCGGCCACTCTACGAACTACTCCGTAATCAAGACCGATTGTATCAGCGTCATCTATCATAAAAGAGTTGTATAGTATTTATTTTATATTGTAAATAGATTTAATCTTACCTTGAGCTAAAAGTTTTTTAAGATCACCTTTATTTAATTTATTAACTTCATTATCTAATATTAAAGGTTCTTGTCTTTTTGGTGTAAATAATTTTTTAATCCATTTCCACATTATTTTCTCTTTATTAAATCTGTTGCTTTAAGTCCATAAACGCTCGCAATTACCCCAACAAAAATTGTTTGGTACCAAAACGGTAAATTTCCAAAGTGTAGAAAAAATAACTCCATTTTCTCCATATGTTCAGGATTATCTGACCAAACAGACCACGCTAACATAATGATTGGCATTGAAAGTAAAATTAAAATAAATTCGTCTTTCCAATCTGAATTTCTAGATTCTAAAAGTTTTCCAGAATACTCTAATTCTCCAGTACTCATTTTCTGAGCATGGTTCATCTGTGCATCTGCCATAAGCATTTTAGTTTTTTGCTTATTTTTATAGATATGACTACCTGCTTCAATAGCTAGTTTAATTGCACTGAACCACATTACTTTGCTCCTTTAATTTTTATGAGCACTATTTTTCATAATGCTACCATCAGGCATTCTATGATAACCTGCTTTTACTTTTACTTCTTTTTTACTTCCCTTACTTAAACCTTGTGGGTTTGGACCACGTTTAGGTGGGGGCCCAAATTTCTTGCCAGAAACTTTATGAGGCTTATCTTTAAACATTATTTTTTAATCATTTTGCCTTTTTTAGCTTTGTAAATTGTACCAGGCATTAAAGATTGATCTTCTAAACCCATTCCAGATGTTCTAGCAGCACCATATCCTTGCATCATGCCACCGTTCATTTTCTTCATAGCTCCGCCGTATCTTTTTCCAGTTATGAAACCCGTAACTTGTCCAGCTGTGTTGGAAACTTTTTCTTTTAGTTGTTTGAATTTCTTTGATCCTTCTTTTCTACCTTCTTCATAAGATTCATTAGAGGAACTTTTGTTTTTTTTATCTACTTTTTTTTTATTAAATTTTTCTTTAGCAATTCCATATCCTACTCCAATACCTGCTCCAATACCTACTGCAGCATTCACAGCTCTACCTATTGGTGTTCTACCTAAAACTTTTTTACCTACGTTTAAAAGTTTTGAACCTTTATTTACACTTGTAGTCATTGCTGAACCATATTTTGTTTTTACGTCTCCTGATCCTGCTCTTAGAGATAAGCTTCTCTCCATAAACGAACCTTTTGGAGGTGTTCCACCAGTTATTGGATATGTTCCTAAAACTGTTTTTAATGCATTGTATTCCTTATCTAATCCGAATTTCTTACCCATTTTTAACTCCTTTGTTTTTTATATTCATTTTTTCTCTTGCAACTTCCAATCTTTCATCTGATTGTTCGTCTTGAGTTTCTAATTTAACTTTATCAAAATCCAATCTGTCTTCAAATTGTTCATCTTGATTATTAATTCTTAAAGCATCCGTTTCTGCTCTTCTTTGCATATCCATTGCTCTAAGATCTAGCTCTCTCTGTTTTAACATAATTAGAGGGTCTTGTTTAGCCCCGTCTTGCTGTGATTCAGCTTGAGCTAGCTCAGAAGTTATTTGTGCAATACGTTTAGCTACTTCAGAATCCATCATTACTTGAAATTGTTGTGGATTTTGTTGTGCCATCATCATCATTTGCTGATCTTGTTGCATCATAGCCATTACTTCCTTCTGTGCTTTAAAAGAAACGTGTTGAGATATGTGTCCTTGTAGTAAAGCATACACTGGAGGGTTAATTTGTACCATTCTAGTTCTTAGAAACGCTGAATGGGCTGCTATATGGGCATCATGGTCTTGTTCTGGGAACGCTTGAGCTATTTTCATCTGTAAAGCCTCTGCATTTTCTATCGCAGGGTCTTTTGGAAAAGGTTTAACCTCTGGTTTTAGTAATTCTGGTATTTGTTTTGTTCCTAAGGCTTCATAAACACGAGTATAAGCTTCATGTAGGTTATGAAGTTGTGGATTTGTTTGTGCAATTTGCAATTGAGTCTGCGCTAACGTCACTCTTTGTGCCATTGAGAATATATTTGGATCTGCAACAGGTAAAACATCTACTCTTGCATCAAAATCTAGTGATTTAATTATTCTATCTGCACCATAAACTGCATAAGGGTACTCAGGTGGCAGGTATTCTGCAAT